GACACTCCAACAAGAGAACGCATCAGACTTCAACACAGAGTAGGTACTTTCATTGAAATGCATCCTAATGGTGATGAGGTTCACAAGGTTTATGGTGATGGTTATGAAATTACCATATTGAATAAAAATGTGTTAATTAAAGGTAATTGTAATATTACCATTGAGGGTGACTCAACATTACACGTAAAAGGTGATTCACATACAGTAGTTGATGGTTCCGTTTTCCAGAAAGTAAAAGGTGATGTACAACAATTAATAAATGGAAACTGTGAACAAACCATAGACGGAGATTATGACCTCAACATTTCTGGTGATTTTACAGTCAATGCAGACAATGTAAATATTAATTCAGATTTGAATGTGATGGGAGACATTGCTACCAATCAAACAGTTGCTGCGGTGGGTAATATTACTGCTGGATTATCTGTTTCCGCAAAAAAGAGTGTGGAAACAACAGGTTACATGGCTGCAGCTATTTCTGTAACCTCACCAATCATCAATGATATCATTGGTACATTAGGATCAGTCAGAATAGGTATAAATTCACACGTTCACTTGGGTGTACAAAACGGAGCAGGTGTCACACCGCCACCCTCAGTACCAATTATATAATTATAAAATTTCGAATTTTGCACTCGGGGGCTGAAAATTTTCTCCCACAGCTTCTAAAATCCAAAAAAGCGTTTTACTCCTAGACATAAATAAAAGATGGCCACATTACAAAAGATTTATTCAGACATAGATTTTACACTCACAAAGAGACCTGTGGTGGGGGATATTGCTTTGAGTTACGATTCACAAGCAATTATTCGTTCAATTAGGAATATACTTTCAACAAAAAAATATGAAAAGATGTTTAATCCTGATTTTGGATCAAACTTAGACGTAATTTTGTTTGAAAACATATCCAGTTTAACAGCTTCTGCATTGCAAAAAGAAATTTCAGTTGCAATATCTAATTATGAACCTAGAGTGAATATGAAAAGTGTTGATGTTTCACCTTATCCAGAAAAAAATGGTTATTCTGTCACACTAACATTTTATTTGTTAAATGCAACACAACCAACCACCGTAACAGTTTTTTTAGAGAGAAACAGATAAAATGGCAGGTGCTAACTCAAATTTTAATATAACCGAACTAGACTTTAATGGAATTAAAGCTAGTTTGAAAAATTATATGAAGGACAATGGCGTTCTTCAAGACTATAATTACGAAGGTTCTGCAATTTCCACATTATTGGACGTATTGGCTTACAATACACAATACAACGCATATTATTTAAATATGGTTGCCAATGAAATGTTTTTGGATACTGCATTGCAGAGAAATTCAGTGGTTTCTCAAGCAAAATTGCTAAACTACACACCAAAATCAGCGCTTGCGCCTACAGCATCTATCAACTTACAGATTAGTAATGTAACGGATACGACATTAACTTTACCAAAATACACAAACTTCTTGTCTGAAGCTATTGACGGAATTAATTACAACTTTGTTAATACGGACAATATGACCGTGGATGTTGTTGCTAACGTTGCAAATTTTCAAAATGTTACACTAAAACAAGGCAATGCAGTTAATTACTCATTTTTGGTGGATATTGGTGCAAATCCCAAATTGAATTTTAAACTACCTGAGGCCAATATTGACACAACAACACTTTTGGTTGCGGTGCAAGAATCATGGTCAAACAATTCAATAACAACATTCACTCCTGCATCCGATTATTTGACACTGGATAATAACTCCAACGTTTATTTCTTGCAAGAGGGTATGAATGGATACTATGAAGTATATTTTGGTAACAATGTGTTGGGTAAAAAACTAAACAACGGCAACATTGTACGTGTGTCTTATGTTACCACTAAGGGAACAGATGCTGCAGGTGCAAATAACTTCCTGATAATGAGTGCGGTTGGTGGATTTGGTAGTACAATCGTAACACCGGTCACTGCTGCAACGCAAGGTTCGGTGAAAGAAAGTCTAGATTCTATTCGTTTTCAAGCGCCAAAGTCTTATTCAGCACAAGGCCGTGCGGTTACCAAAGACGATTACATTACAGCTGTGCAACAGAATAATCTAGGTTACTCTTTCGATGCGGTCAACGTTTGGGGTGGACAAGAGAATGAACCACCGGTATATGGCCAAGTCTTTATCTGTATGAAACCAACAGGTGCATACAAGATGACAGAGAATCAAAAGTTAAAATTGATTAAAGATGTACTCAGACCAATATCAATGATGACTGTTGACCCAACTATTATTGATCCAGATTACACATACATTCAAGTTACTGCAAATGTGTTGTATGATCCTAAAAAGACAACATCAACGTCAAGTCAAATTAAATCTGCTGTCAAGACAGCAATTAATAATTACGCAAAGACAACCTTAAATACATTCAATTCAACATTCAAGTCATCAGACTTTAACAATGTAATTAACTCGATTGATTCTTCTATCATTACGAATGAACTTTCAATTCAATTACAAAAGAAATTCTATCCAAACATAACAACACCAACAACTTACAAGTTATATTACGGTGCACCTCTGAAAAAAGGTATGTTTTTGAGTGGCATTTTAAGTTCACCAACAGTGGTGTATAGAAATCCTTTGAATTTATCACAGTCAATTAACGGTCTTTATATTGAAGAAGTTCCTTCATCAACTGGTGGTGTAGATTCTATTACAGTTACTAATCCAGGTTTTGGTTATCAATATCCACCAACAATAACTATATTAGGTGATGGTACAGGTGCAACTGCTGAAGCCGTAATTACAACCAACGGTGTGATTAGGTCAATAAATGTACTAACAAAAGGTACAGGTTACACAGCTGCTATTGTTAGTATCACCAACTCGGCAGGAGATACTACAGGTACTCTTGGTGCTGCAACCGTATCACTAGAAGGTCGTTATGGTACGTTAAGATCATACTATAACGACACACAAAATGTAAAAACCATATTCAACGGCAACATCGGTACGATTGATTATAACTTAGGTGTTGTTACATTAAATGCGTTTGCGCCAACGAATGTAAACAACGATTTAGGACTATTAACAATATCTGCAAATCCAACAACAACGATTGTGTCATCCTCTTATAATAGAATCATCACACTAGATGAATTTGATCCACAATCAATTATTGTTAATGTATCCGCTAAAACAACATGATACAAAACGGACAACTAACCTCTACACTGGTTAAGAACCAGTTACCAGAACATATTCGGGACAATCCTGAGTATGCAAACTTTCACCAATTTCTAAATGCATATTATGAATGGATGGAACAAACAGGTAAAGTAACCGAAAGATCCAAAAATCTATTAAACTATAAAGATATTGACTCAACTTCTGATGAGTTTTTGAATTACTTTACTAATGATTTTCTACCTTTCTTTCCGAAAGATACTCTATTAAGTAAACAGGAATCTATCAAGGTTGCAAGACAGTTATACCAAACAAAAGGTACACCTGCTTCATACGAGTTTCTTTTCCGTATACTTTTTAACTCTGAGTTCGAAGTATTCAATACTAAAGATGCTGTGTTCAAGGCCTCAGCTGGTTCTTGGTACGTTGCCAAAAGTTTAAAGTTGGCCAGTGGTGACACAAACTTTTTAAGTACCAAAAACCTTAGAGTATTCGGTGAAGAATCAAAGTCAATTGCAACGATTGAAAATTGTATACTTGTTGGTAATAAGATTGAAGTTTTCATATCCAATATCGAAAGACTCTTTCAATCAGGTGAAATGGTTCGTATAGTTGATAGTAACAATCAAAATGTGTTGTTCGGTGGCACAACACTCAGAGCTAAGATTGTTGGTCAAATTAGTCAGATTAAAATTAATCCAGTGAACAGAGGTTCATTGTACCAACCTGGTGATCCAGTTGTTGTGTTTGATGGTTTAGATGATCCACTCACTGGTATTGGTGCTTCAGCAATCATTGGTGAGACTACAAAAGGTTCTGTACAAAGAATTAACATTGTGAATGGTGGTTTTGGTTACTCATTGAAGCCAAATACAATCGTAAATATAATTGGTGGCACCGGTGCTAAAGCAAACGTATCAGCAATTGCAAATTTTTTACCACCATCTTATACAATTGTAACCGGTGGTACTGGTTACCGCATCAACGACAGAGTTAATTATCAAGATTCACCTTTCGCATATGTTTCTAGTGTTACATCAACAGGTTCTATTACAAGTATAAAGTATGTGCCATCAGTCAATGCACAGGCAATAGTTGGTTTAACTGGTGTTGTTGTATCATCAAACACTTTAGCTTCTGGTGCATTAATAACAACATCAACAGCTCCAGGTAATGCAAGATCAAATGTTAGTTTCTTACCAACAGACGTTATAGGTTTCAGACAAAATATATTATTGGGTAATAGTAACTTCCTATTTGCCAATATGGCCAGTGCAAATGCTAACACTAAATTAATTGATGCACTGTCGTTCTTAACATTGGAAACCAGTGCAATTTCAAGCATAGAAGTTGAGAATGGTGGCGGTGGTATTGCTTCTATACCAAGTATTGTAGTCACTTCAACATATTCAACAGAAGATGTGAATAATACTTACGGTGGATCAAACTCTGATATTGCATCATTAGGTATATTATCACCCATTCAAATAATCCGTGGCGGTGGTTACTATCGAGCCAACGACCGAATAGTTTTTACAGGCGGTTCAGGTAGAGGTTCTTATGCTAACGTAACATCTATTGGTGCCAACGGAACAATTACAGGAATAACATACGTATTTAATCCTGCGGATGCACGTCCAATGTATCCGTTAGGTGGACTAGGTTACAAGAACGATTTTCTTCCTTCAGCAACAGTTAACTCATCTAATGCAACGGCCTCAGGCGCAGTATTATCCGTACCGGGAATTATAGGTACTGGTGCAGATTTTTCATTGGTTGTTGACCGTGTTGGTTCAGTTACAACTGTAAACGTTTTGAATTACGGTGAAGATTATGAGCAACAACCTGGTGTATCACTAAAGGTTCAGGACATTGTTGTGTCTAATGTTGCGATTGAGAATCTACCTAGACAAGGTGAATTCATCTATCAAGGTCCTTCAATCAACCTTTCGACCTATGTAGCAAGAGTTAACTCTGTATCATTGTTGGCAACAGATGCGGATCCAACGGCATCGTTATATAATTTGAGAGTATTTAATTACAATGCCAATCCTAATCCAACATTAGAGTTGAAGATATTGGGTGATACAAGAAACATCAACTTAGATATGGCTAACTCGGCCTTCCCACAGTTTCAAAAGGTATATAATTACTTAGATTCTTTGGGTAATAAAACAATCTACACAAGAGATTATAATAACCAAGGCTTCATATCATATGGTGATGGTTCAGCAAAGGCCAATGCAACATTCCTAAACGGTCTGGTGATTGGTGATGGTCAGTACTTGACAACTCAAGGACAACCAAGTTCTTATGACGTTATGCAAGACAATAGGTACAACAACTTTACTTATTTGATTACAGTCGAAAGAGAAATTTCAAAATACAGAGATGTTCTATTGAGTTTGTTGCATCCACTAGGCACAAATGTGTTGGGTCGTTACGGTTTAAAATCAAACAACAATGTAAATCTACACTCATATGATGCGTTAAATGATGGAAGACCTTTATCTTATTATCTTGGATCAAATGTATCTGATGCGATAACTATTGCCACAGACTTTACAAACAAGAGTAACAACATAGTTAAGTTTAACAATATGTTGGGTGCAAGCATAGGCCTGTTAATTAATCCAGGTTACTCTACAATTGAAATCTCTACAAAGAATGGTCCTAATGTTTACTCCGAAGTTGTTTCAGTAAATGAATCATCGAACACCGTCACACTTGCAAGCAATGTTTGGTTAACATATTCAAACGTTGCGGTTGTTACAGGTAACTCCGGTTCAAACACACTAAATATTACATCACTGACAGGTCTTTATGACTTGATGAACAATGGTAATTATAGTGACCCAACTTATCCACTAAAAGATATTGTATTTGTGGGTGATAAAGTTCTTGTTGGTAACAATACAAGTAAGGTTGTTAATGCAATCGATTATGTCAAAGGTAAGATATATCTAACAGCCAATTTATCTGCTGCAACAAATTCATACCTTAATGTTAACAGAACCTTTATTGCAAACAGTTCAATCTCATCAAATCAAATTAAGATATATGGGCCAGTTGGTCTATCATATATACCAGAGCTCATCACACAAGATGGTCAATCTATAACAACAGAAGATGGAAACCTAATCCTATTGGGGTAAACAATGTCAACAGTAAAAATTTCACAACTACCAGAACTACTTCACTTAGATACTGAAACATCTAACACACTATTGATTGGTGTGGACGTTTCATCTGGAGTTACAGGACAATTCACCGCAAGAACCTTAGCAGAAGGTCTTTATGCGAACAACGTATTGAACGTTGGTAACAATGAGATTCTTTTTCCTGGTGTCATTGGACAATTTGTAGGTAATAATGCAAGTTACTTACAAGTAAATTTAGAAAACAATAATGCAAATGGTTCAGCAGATTATATTGTTACGGCTGATACAGGAAACGATTCATCATACTATATTGATCTGGGAATTAAAAATTCCAGATTCAATTATGCAGGTGACACCGCTTCAAAACCATTAGACAGTTACTTATACTCACAAGGTGATTCTGCAAACAGTCTTGGTGGTAATTTAGTTATTGGTACAACATCTTCTGGTCGAGTAATTAATTTCCTTGCTGGTGGTACTGCAAACTCCGATATCATTGCAAGAATGTCTGCAACAGGTGGCCTACAATTATTAACTAAGCCAATCATCTTTGCTGACGGTACTTCACAGAACACTTCTTCATTGTCTGGTGGTACTGCCGCTAACGCTGCGTTCTTGCAGGCCAATGGTGCTTTCGTTCAGTCGAATGCTGCGTTTATAGTGGCCAATACACCAACAGCAATTGCAAACTCTGCTGCGTTATATGCCAATGGTGCTTTCTTGAAGGCCAATGCTGCGTTTATAGTGGCCAATACGCCACCAGCAATTGCAAACTCAGCGGCACTATATGCCAATGGTGCATTCCTACAGGCCAATGCAGCATTTACCAAGGCAAACAACGCTCTTGCAAATGCAACAGGAACATTCGCAGGCGACTTAACCATAACAGGTAATACGTTTGCTCAGGCAATGAATACCACAAACTTCCAAGTAATAGCAACTGCAAACGTTTCTGGTACTTTGAACGTGGTTGGTGGTGTGACAATGAATACCTCATTGTTTTTAGCAAACGCAGTTACATCCTCAACTCGAGCAGCAGTAACAATTTCTTCTTCTGCAAACGTAAGTCTTCCAGCCAATGATGGTTACATGTTACACATATCAGGTAAAACTGATGTACCAACAAGAGTTATTTCTGATGCATATGGTACGGATGCATATGCTTTATTTGCTGCGAGAGCTGCAAGAGGCAATGTTGATTATCCTAGTGCTGTACAGACTGGTGATATAATCGCAAGATATTCAAGTAGTGGTTATGGAACAACAAAGTTCCAAACACTAGGTACAGGACGCATAGACTTTGTTGCTAATGAAAACTTCACAGATGCAAATACAGGTTCACAAATTAAGTTTTGGAACTGTCCAGTTGGTTCAAACACACTGACAAACATTCTGACATTGAATGGTGACTCAGCAGACTTTATTGGTGTAGTTA